GCTGTTAAGTTGGTCGATGAACTGCCGTGCGAAATTCTCGCCAAAGCCCATCGGATCATTCATCATTGTAAACTGGAACGTGGTCGTTGGCGATGCCGCTGCCGGGGCTGCGGATGCACCACCGCCGCCGCCTCGACGGCCACCACCACCACCTCCACCACCGCCGCCACCGCCTTCGGAGACGCCTTTGATAGCCGCCACGGCACTCATGCCCTTGGCAAAGACGGCGGCGTAATTGGCGAACTTCTGAATAGGCGTGATGGCGGTCGGATCATTCATCGCGCTAACGGCTGCGCGAATGGTGTCAACGATTGCTTGTGCGGCTGCTGCGGCCTTCGCCACTTTAAGCAGACGCTTTCCGCCCGCTTGTGCGACTTGGGCCATAGAGCCAAAGAAGGAAGACGCGGCAGTCAGATCACCATCAAGGCGTTGAGACTGAATTGATGCGAGAGATGTAGCATGATCTTCCGCCAGCTTGCGTGACAGGTCATAATATTCTTGCTCGGAAAGCAGCTTGTTCGCTAGTGCGCCGTCAAGAGTTTCTTGGTTGAGCGTGTATTCTTCCGCAAGGATTTCACGCTCGGTTGCGAACTGATCTTTTATCATGGAAAGCCGATCAGCGAATGCGGTTCCTGGCTCCTGTGATGGAGCAATGCTGAATTCATCCGCTGCACCTGCTGCGCCATTACCTGGAAGAATTGGTGCTTTTGCTTTCGGCTGCTCAAGGTCAGTCTTCAACTCGCTGTTGACGCTCTGAATCTCTCCACGAAGTTGAGCCAGAACCTGAGCATTGCGCTCCCATACTTTTCCGGCGGCAACAGAAGATGAAGACCAAGCATCCATTGCTCCGGAAAGGTCGAGATTCGTTAGATAGCCAAGGACGGCAATTCCTGCATTGATGCGGATTGCAAAGACTTCCCAAGCGGAAGATGCCCATTGCACGGCTTGCGCCAGCGCATCCATTGCACTACCAATCGCGTTAGCAATGCGCTCGACATAGTTTCCTTCATTGACGAATACGATGAAACGATCTGTCAAATCTTTCATCGCTGGCGCAGAGCGTTCAGCAATTTTATTTCCGAGACCAGTGAGGACACTGCTGATCCTCGTTAGATTGTCGTTGAAACCTTCTGCCGCATTGGATGTCTGGGTTGAGATCGTCAGGCCGAATCGGTTCGCCTCTTCCGTCATCTGTGCGAGGCCATCGCGGCCCGCATTAAGCATCGGAATCAGATCGGCACCGGATCGGCCAAAGATCGCCATTGCTAACGCTGTTTTGCCAGCGCCGTCTTCCATCCCACCAAAGCGTTCCGCCACATCGAGCAGAACTTCCTCTGTGCCGCGCAGATTGCCTTGGGCATCAGTGACAGAAATGCCAAGAGCCGTGAAGGCTTCATTCCCAGATTGCATGTTCTTGGAAAGCTGACCAAGACCGACTTGCAATTGACCTAGAGACACATCAGAAAGTTTAGCGGCATAATCCAAACGAGACAGGCTCTCGGAAGTCATGCCTATCTTCTGAGCAGTCTTTCCGATTTCATCAGCGAAGTTGATGGCCTGTTTGGTCAGCGCACCAATGGCGACTCCACCAGCCGCTGCTGCTGTTGCAAAGCCAGCAAGACCAACGGCGGCAAGCTTCGAGAAATTCTGTATCTTGCTGCCAGCACTCGCAATGCCCTTATCGAAGTCATCCGTATTGGCGCTGATCTTGACTTCGATTCCGCTAACTTGAGCCATGCAATAGTTCCTTTAATTCCTCTACATCGGCCCTAGTCAGTTTCCCGGCGTATGTTTCGCCTGGCTCTTTCGGCTTCTTCAACTCGTATTCCAACCACCACTCGGGAATGGTCATCTCCCAGAACTCGCTAGGCTGAATTCCCCATTCCCTCGCCCATAGATACATCCCGTTCCAGTCTAGTTCTCCATACTCTCCATGATCTTCGCCCTCGCCTTCGACTGGCTTTCGGTCTGGGCGTCTGGATTTTTTGCTTTGGTCTCGGACGGAGAGAAAGCCAGCATGACCAAGGAAATCAAATCGGCAACGTCTGTTGCACTACCATTAATCAATTCCTCATAGACCTGTTCGTCCGTGACCTTGGCACCAGCCGACTGCAACATCTTTGAGAGAACGAAAGCGATGTGACTGACAGGCGGGCGACCTTGGCTTGTGCGAACGGCAATGTCCGTGAAGGATATGTCGCCCATCTCGATGGATCGCATTAGCTTCATGGAAGGTACGAAGCGATATTCTTCACCCTTCCACTTGATTGTTAGCTCCCGAAAGATTGCCATGATTACGATGCCGTGAACGTAATCGTTCCAGAGGACTGGATCGAGGCCGTGAAGGTCGTGGCGTCTGCCTGTTCGCCGGTGACGGCAAAGCTGGCAAGGAAGAAGTTGCCGGTGAACGATCCAAGGCCGAGCAGTTCGATGGTGTAGGCTTCGAGCAGCGCCGAGGCGGTGCCGACTGCCAGCGCCAGGAAGGTGGTGTCTTCAAGGATGCCTTCGACTTCTGCATCGATGGAACGAACACCGACATCAGCCAGCATCTTGCGCCAACCAGCATCATCTTTTTCGGTGATGTCAATCGGCTCGTTATTGATGGTGAAGCTATCGGCACGAGCACCAGCCACGGCAGTCGAACCGCGCTTGATACGGACTTTGCGTCCAGCGATTGCGGGCATGTTTCAGTTCCTTTCTTAGGTCACGGGTCCACGGATGTTGGAGAATGCCACCGTAGACCCTACGCTATTGGTGGCGGTTACACGGCACCGGATATACTTTCCGGTGTCGGAGCCTGTGAGTGTATATGTGAGGCCAGTTGCGGATGCGATGTTGGCCCATGACGGATCATTGCGATCAGCAGCATTGCCGCGTTGCCACTGACGGGCGAAAGTGATCGTGGCATCACCAGCCCATGTGCCGTTGGTCGTTGTCTGGACGTTCGTTCCAGATAGCGTGCCGGTGATCGCCGGGAGAACGGTATTGTAGGGGCCAATGGTGGCCGTCATGTTTTCGCCGCTCTCGAGCGTGGCCGTGAACGTCACGACATCAGCCTGTTCCGCTCCGATCTGAAGCCCCTGGAGCATGAAGTCGCCGGTCAAGGTGCCGATGCCGCTGATCGTGACAACGCATTCCTTGAGAAGCGCCGTGGTGGCGGTGCCTACAGAATCCGCCAAGAGGACGGTATCTTTAAGCACGCCTTCGATCTCGCAAGAGACGGAGCGCAATCCGACATCTGTCAGCATGGTGCGCCAGCCAGAATTGTCCTTGTCCGTGATGTCAAGTGGCTCATTATTGATCGTCACGCTGTCAGCACGAGCGCCCACGATGTTGGAGCCGTTGCGGCTTATGCGAACTGATCGGCCAGAAATAGCCATGCAAGAACCTCTTCTTTGGCCGTGATTATATCACGGAAACTATGCAATCCACAATACACGGTACAAGATGAGGCCGCGCTTGGTCTTGCCGTCAGGATCGCGCGAGAAATTGCAACTATCGAGTTCGGTGGTGATATGCGTGACGCCCGCAATGGAAAGCGGCTGGCGGCGCATCCGGCCATCCACAGCATCGACCACCGTCTTCAGATCGAGCATAGATGCGGCACGGTCCCATACGTCGATCTGAACGACTGCCGATCCGCCAAGATCATCTTTACTGTCGAAAGGATTGATCGTGTCAGCCCCGATGGTGATGAACGGGAAGGCCGATTCCAACTCGCTATCAGCCGCCTGGGGGACATCGGTGAAGATCGCCACGAGCGGGCTGTAGTAGGTGCTTAGAAGGCTGGTGACGGCGCTGTCGTTAAGCCGATTGTAGACTGCCGTCTGGAGGTCATCGGATTTCATTTCGTTGTCTTCTCCGCGCGTGCCTTGGCCTTGGCGATTGCAATGTTAACCAATTCTAGCATCCGTGGGATTGCTCGTTCAACAGCAGGTATCCATGCAGGACGTTTGCCCATCTTGAAGGTGCCGAACTCAAGGTGATAGGCGTATGGCAACCGGCTTCCGATTGCGCGTCCATATTTGCCTCGGTTTTCAATGTAGGTTGATGTCAGCAAAGCGCCTCCATCGGTGGCCGGGGCTTCGCCTTCTTTTGACGCCTGATGCTTGATGTCTCTGTTTTTTCCCTTGTAATAAACTCGACCTGTTTTCGGCGGGTTCTCAATAGCATTTCTAACGTCTCTGAGAGCGTTTTGTGCGGTTGCTTTGACAATCAACTCTAGATTATTGCCAAGGTCTTTCCCATAGGCTTGCAAGGCCGCGTTGACCTCTTTCAGCCCCTTGATCTCGACCTTGACATCAGGATACGCCATCAGGCAGCAACCCCGCCATCAACGTCGATCTGAAGCCACTTGTTGGCGAACTCCATGTTATCGAGGAATCGGATGTTGTGAATCTTGTTCCTGATCTGCACGCGGTCGGAATCCAGCAACGCCGAGGTGTAGCGCACAACAAGCCGCAACCGAACGGTTGCCTCGGTGCGGTCATGAGCAAATCGCTCCGAGCCGCCAACCGGCACCACATAGGCTCGGGTCGGTGCGCCAGAAACGGTGGCCCAGGATTCCGTCTGGCCTCCTGCACCATCGCTGGTTAAAGTGCGGCGCTGGAACGTCACCGGCTCCTTGAGCTTGCCGGAATTCATGTCGCAACATTTCATCATCTGGCGTTGAACTCTATAATGTCCATGTTGACGGCGACATCGACGGTGCTGGCCGATACGTTGGCGAGGAAGCCGAAGTCGCATAGCGGCGGGAAGTAGAGCGGCGGGTCGAAAACAACATCGATTAGGCCGGAACTCTGCGGATACTCAGTCACCATGAGCATAGAACTGTATGGTGCTGCTACTTCCAAGATATTTTCGCGCTTATACAGAACGATGTTCGCCTTTTTGTCAGCATCGCTTGAGATGGTCACGTTGCGGAGTGCCGCACTCCGGTCACGCGGAGTAGTGTAGACAGCCATTTCTGTCTTGCCACGTGCCAGTGTGCCATCTGCAATAACTGCCCAGTCCTCGCCTCCTGCGGCATTCTCAATGGTTATCGTCCCGGCGTGCGATCTAGCGGTCTGCGTTGAATACGTTCCAGACTTGGACACATAGACATCAAACAAGCGGATGAATGACTTCGACGTTTGCGCGCTTGCGGATGCCCCTGCTGTTGCCAGCGCCTCAGTGGTGTAGTCACCGAATTCATCGATGCCGATTAAAACAATTTCTCTCGCCCCGGAACCGTTGGCCGTGTCGTTGGCATTGCCACCGGCCTTGATGCGGAGATGAACGTGGTCATTCGCTTGTGGCGTGCGATAGAAGCCGGAACGTGTTACAGGCACGAAGCTGGAACCGATAGATGTGTTCCGGCCAAACTTGTTGAACGACCGACAACCCGAAGCCAGTCCGCGCGCAATGTCGAGACTGCTGGGATAGGTCATATCCGCGCCACCTTATATTGAGCGATGATGCTTGCAGCACCAGATGCGTCATAGGCATCCTTGGGATCGCAGTCATCGCCACGGTTGCTATAGAGGAATGCCGCAAGCTGCTTGATGGCACGCTTCATCGGAGACGGGACTGCCGCTGCATTGGCATAGCCAGACACATAGATGATCTGGATGGCGTCATTGGCGCGTAGAGCAACTGGCCAAGTCTGGCCGCGCTTGAGTGTCAACCTTCCAGGCGTCTGATATGTGTCAACGTCAAAGACATTGGCAACCGTGATGGACGTTGCATTGCTGCCTTCATCGTAGACCGTGACCGATGTGATCGATTGAAGAGGCCATCGCGGAATCGCAAGGCTTTGAATGGTGCTGGTGCGCGCCAGTTCTGTGATCGACATCTCTCGCACGCCATCCCACCATGCCTCGCCACCAGCGGGCCAGCGATCAAGCGACAGCCGCCACGACTGCGTGATAAACGCAAGGCCGATCATGTTCTCGATCTCGGTCCTGGCGTCCGTGATGAGCGCATTTGCTTCCGCGTCCGGAAGTTCCGTGCTGTCAGTGCGGAGATGCGTTCGGAGTTCCGCAGCCGTCACCGGCTCGGATGCAGGGGCGGAAGTGAGAACCGAACCCCGGAACTGATAAAGCGGAACGGCGGCACGAAGGCTCATTCAGATGCTTCCTTTCTCGGACGACCACGCGGGCGTTTGATTTCCGGCGGCTGCTCGATTTTGGTTTCGAAAGCTGGCATGACGTTGACCTCGACGGCTGCGCCATCCGCCAGCGCAAGTTCTGCCACCTTGTCTTCAACGTTTTCGCCCGCATCATAGCGGATGATGGTGTGACCCTCCGGAGCGCAATCCCAGGATCGTATGATGCGGGCTTTCATGCTTACGGCTCCTGTGGCGGAACAGGCGCAGGAGGGTTCACGCCCCACGGTAGGGGTGGGGTGACCGTGGCGGGCGAGGCCATTGCTGTAAGTTGAGCGTCGCAGATGGCTTCCGCAGCCGCAATGCCATCGCTGCCAATGATTTCCCAAACCCAGCCTAGCACCTGGTCCAGTGTCAACTGGTCGTAGGGCGTGAATGATGCGGCGGGGTCCAGCGTCAGGTCTACGCTGCCATAGGTAGCCGTGTTGTTGACACCGTCAGTCGCGGAGCAAACCCAAGCGACCTGAAACACGACGTCGGTCTTGCCGTCCACTTCCGGGTAGGCGGTCATGGAGTTCACCGCCCATTGGTAGTTATTCGTCATTGTTAGTCTCCTATGCAGATACCCATGCCGTTCCGTTATCAAATACCGGGCAAACAACTGCGCCGCCGCCTGCCAGCGTTCCCAAAAATGTTGGAGCCGTTGCGTCTGTAACCCAAGCTCTGCGGCCCTGCGTTCCTGCGGCAGGAAGCGTCGCTACAGTAAATGCAACGCCAATGGTAACAGTTCTGTTATTCGCAATTGTCAGCGCCGTAGCCAGCGCATTCTGCGCCGAGCCAGACGAACCAGCCGGGGCGACTTGGAAGATGATGGAGCCGCCAGCTCCCGTGCCTGTGCCTTGTGAGCCAGTGACGGTGAGGTTCGCGCCAGCGGTGTTCGGTGTGCCAGCGACAACGGACTGAACGGAGAGGGTCTGCGCTACGGGTGCGGCAGCATCAGCAGCGCCAAAGCGGAGGTTGGCGGCTCCACGGCGGGTGAGGTTGGTATCTGTAAAGAATTGAAGTGTTGACGCAATACGGACCTGACTTGTAAAAATTTCAACTGCGCCATTGATGTTTACATTAGCGCCGCTTGGCCCGTTAATACGTCCGGCTTTGGTAATCTGAAACTGGCTTACTCCCCCGACCTGCAAGTCCATCAGCAGCGAAGCCGCCGCAGACGTATCTGATACAACATTAAACTTCAGTCCGGTGAACGTAACTGCGCCGTTATTCCATGTCTGGGAGGCATCCAGCACAGGTGCGCTGGCGGTGATCGTGCCGCGCGTGAAGAGGTTGTTTAGCGCGATCTTTCTGTCCAGCGGCGTGCCAGCAGGATCGTCCACGATGTAGAGAATATCATCGCCGCTGGGCGTTGTTAGCGCCGTCAGGTCAGCAAGTTTGGTGTCAGCCATGATTCAACCTCACGAGGAAGATGCGAGTTTAAGGAAGGATGTATTGTCCACGAGCAGCAGGCCGTCCGTGCCGTTGGAAAGCAGGAGAACACTATTGGGACCGCCGGGGGTGGAGTCACCAACCTTCGGCCCAAACGGTGAGCGAATGCCGTCAAGCGGGCTTACTAGCCTACGCATGTGAGACGACTACTTGTGTCGCATCCGTTGAGTAAGCCCACAAGCGATCTCTCCCAGCCAAGCCTGGGAACAGATCAGAGAGCGCCACATTGCGTTCGCCCTGCCCTGGATTATAGCGGATTGCGCCCGTGAACGTGGTCGGCGCGGTGCCGTCCGTGGTCGCCTTTATCATGCAATGATTGGAGCCGATGTTCTGAAACGTGATTGAGGTGATGTCGGCATCGGTAAGCTGGGTCCAAGTCGCGGCAGGGACCGTAATCGTTGTGTTCTGTGCCATTCTAGTCTCCGTTCATTTCGGATGATGGGAAGGGCGGCTCACCAGAACCGCCCCGTTATTGTTATGTAGCAGCCACGTTGGTGCCGACGAAGGTGGTGGCAGCGCGGTGCGGCACATTGAGGATGCCGTAGACCTTGACGGTCGCATCGGTGCCGGTGGTGCCAACGCCGTTCATGCGAACATAACGCTTGGAACCCTTGTAGCCAATGCCGCCGATGATCTTGTTGTCATCGCCATCGGCAGTGACAGACAGGGCAATCGTGCCGTTGACAGAATCAGCCGCAACGATGGCCGCAGCGTCACCAGCAACGGTCGTGTCGGAGTGCTGGGCCGTGAAGGTGAAGCCAGCAGCAGCGCCAGCATCGGTCACGGTGTCAGTGGCAAGCATCAGGGTGACGGCATCAAAGCCACGGGTATCAACCCACGAGGTTGCTCCCGGCGTCACGCCGGAAAGTGTCACGGTGCCAAGCAGGACAACCTGCTTGTTGGAAAGCATATCACGCATCTCAAGAATCCTTCTTATCGGCGTGGTTGCGGAGCGGCGTTATTGCCGCCCCGCGTTAGTTGTTACGAGCCAAGCTTGACCAGCTTGATGGCCTCGAAGTTGACCACATCGCCGCCGACACGCTTCGTGGTGTAGAATTCCACGTAGGGCTTGGCAGAGTAGGGATCACGCAGCGTGCGGATGCCGAGGCGGTCCACAATCTGATAGGTTTCGCGCATATCGCCGACGGCGATGGAGAGCGAGTTGGAGGCCGGGTCCGGCATGTCCTCGAAAGAGGCCACCGGATACCCGAGCAGCGTTGCTGGCTGACCGGCAGCGATGCCGGGCGACCAGAGGTAAGCGCCGTCCGAGTCCTTGGCCTTGCGAACCAGAGTGAGGGTCGCGCGGTTCATGAACCATGTGGCGTTGTTCCGGTACTGCTGCTTGAGGCCGTAGAGCGCATTGATGAGCGCATCGCCGCCCGAGGGAGCCGCAGCCAGAGCGCCAGAAGCGCCCGTGGGGAACTGCTCGATGGTGCCGGGGAGCGTGGTGCCGGAGCCATAGGTCAGGAAGCCACGGGGCTTGTTGACGCCGTTGCCGACAACGAAAGCGTTGGCTTCGTCACGGGCGAACTTCTCGGCAACCTTGGAGGCAAGCCATGCTTCCATGTTGATCGAGGCGTCATCGAGCAGCTTCTGCGTAGCCTTGGGCTTCGCATAGAGTTCGTGAGCAGGAATGCGCCACTTGCCAAGCTGCGGCGTGTTGGTCTCGGGGCGGCTGTCAGTTTCGCCAACCCAGCCCGAGGAGGCTTCGTTGAGATCGAACAGACCTTCAAGGGCATCTGACGAGATGACCTGGACCGAAGCGTATGCACGCATCGGGCTGCTCTCGAAGACCTTCATCACGATACGGCCAGAGAGGTCGGGATTGACCACATAGCCGCCATCGGGATCGGTGCCGACCGAAAGAGCCTTGCGCTCGTCCGGTCCCATGACCTCTTCGCCCTTGCGGAGGAAGGTGTCGAACGCGGCCTTGTAGCCGTCCATGTCGGCAGCGCCGAAGGAACCAGCAACAGCGCCACGGCGGCGGGCATTCATGGAAGCCCATTCCTGAGCCTTGCGGTCGAGGTCGACCACTTCGCCACGCTCGTCGGTGACGATGCGCGACTGACGCTTGGAGGCCAGAACGGCCTCGTCAGCAATCTTCTGAGCCTTCTCAAGGTCGGCTTCGATCTTCTGAAGCTTGGCCTCGGTCACGACATCGGCGCTTCCCTTCTTCTCGATCTGGGCAAGGCGTTCGTCGTTGGCCTTCTTGAACTCTTCGAATCCGGCGTGCAGCGCCTCAACCGCGCCGACGGCCTTCTTGATTTCCTCTGACATGCAGGGATTCCTTCAGCTTTGACAGTGCCTGTAAAAGGGCATCAACGCCCTCGGTTACGGCCTCTTCATCGCCAGCGTCCCGCTGTCTCTGTAGGGCTTTGAATTCGTGGAGAGTGAGAGCCACGGCCTCTTTGCGTGAGTATCCTGCATCACGCAGGAAACGCTCGAAATCTCTTTCGGTGGTGATCGACTTGACGTTCGTCACCTTTGCATCCGGCAGCATCGGGAACGTTACAAGGCTGATCTCAAACAGGTCCACTTCCATCAGCTTGCGCACACGGCCATCGCCCTCTGGGATGGCTTCCATCGTGCGATAGCCGATAGACATGGAATCGATGGCCCCGGCGCGGAGAAGCGCCATTGCCTCGCGGCCCTTTTCTACTTCTTTGAGCAGACGGCCACGGACAAACAGGCCACGCTCGTCCCCGTAGATGTCATCCCAGACGCCAATGGGCTGGCCCCTATCGTGCTGCCATAGCATCTTGACTTTACGAGAGCCGAGCGATTTGCGAAATGCGCCGCGTTCGACCACATCCATTCCCTGATCGACAACGCCGAAGACGGAGGCATAGCCCTCGAAGACGCCATCTTGATCCGGTTCGCGCTTGAGCGTGAGGGATACGTTTTTATGCTGGATCGGTTCGGACATGAACTTGTCGCCCTCTTCTCTGCGAACTATTGCGTTGGCCCACGAGCGGCCAGGATCACCGCCCCACAAGGCCCATGCGATGCGGCCAGCGGACGGATAGCCATCCTCGCCGGGGGAGAATCCTTGGCCTTGCTTGTCCACCTCATGGCGGGCGAAGTATGAGACCATGCGCTTGACGGTATCAAGCGAAAGATTGCGACGATTCTTGATGTCGCGTGCGCGGGCAACGCCGATCTCGGTGCCGCCACGATTGAACTCATCACGCCAATCAAGGCCACGGGTTGCTTCGCGAGCCATTGCCTCGTTAGGCGAGTAGCCATCAGCCTTGCCTTCCCACTTGGAAATGCAGACGGCATAACGCTGATCTTCATCGGGAAAATCAGACATTGCCTCCTCGTCGCTCATGCAACGGGAGATGAACTCGTCTTCGTTTTCGGTCGGGCCGGGGCTAGGCATGAGGGGAATATATCATTGCTTGATTGAAATCACAACATGGCCTCAAGGGCGGCTTCGTCTACGATGTAACCAACGGCGCAACGGCAGTTGATAACCTCATCGGCGGGGCCAGAAGGATCGCCTGGAAAGGCTAGGTCAGAATCGCCCACGCGGAAGGTATCATCCATTCCGACAACCTGACCGTTCGCCTCGCGATGCGTTTCTCTAGTTCGGTCATCGGCAGCGGCCAGCCATTCGCGGGACAAGGGCAAGCCAGTCTGTTTTGCGGCCTCCTGGGAGCCGTAATTGGCAGCGCCGTGCGTCTCTGTGCGGGCGATCATTTCGGCCCTGTAGGACGAAATCTGCGGCACCAGATCGAGGATATAGGAAGCGGTGCCGCGTTGGCCCAAGCCGTCCTCGTAGCCTTTCCGAACTGCCCGGATAATTTGGTCGCGGGTTGTTTCCGTCACCTCGGTGATGCGGCGGCGGATAGCCTCTTGCTCAATAAAGCGCAACGCCCTGCGCGTCATGATCTGGGCGAAGCTTTCCTTGGTTTCCAGTTTCAAGCCTCGCGCCTTGGCTTGCTCCATGATGCGGGAGCCGAACGTGGTGATTGAGGCAATTGCCATCTGGCGATAAGTCGCCTCGATGCGGTCACGGAAGTCTCGCGGCAAGGTGACATTGCCAGTCTGCTCCCAATGCTCGACCATCTCACGCATGGCGGTTGCGATCTCACGCTGAAGACGGCCACGGAATTGAACCGTCAGCTTATCGAGCAATGCGCCTTGACGGCGCACCTCGCGGCGCGTGTTGGAATCAACCAGCCTTCGAGCCATAGGCCAGTGCTTTCACAAGATCGGGGCTGAGTGGTTCCGGTGCCGGTTCAGTTGCCATGCTCAAGGGGATTTCGGCGGAAGAAACGAAAAGAACATCGCCGCCATCAATTGGCCCATAGCCCTTCAAGGCGCGGCGCTCATTGATGGTGAGGTCTTGTGACTGGTCAGCCATCTGCCACATCGAAAGACGCTTCTCGGCAATGGCCGGGATGCTGTCGATGTCTGGCTTGATCTCGACACCGTAGATGGAACCGAGCCAATTGTTCCAATCGTTGACGATCATCTGGAGCAGTGGGAGCGCCGTGTCTTCCCAGAAGGCCAGACGGGCCTCGGCATAATTGGAATAGGTGTTATCGCCAGGGATGCCGAGCAACTGCGGCGGCACACCGAAGGCTAGGGCAACGTCACGGGCCGAGGAGAACTTGACCTCGATGATGCCCATGTCGGTCGGTGATAGGCCCATCTGCTGCCAGTCAAGGCCACCTTCGAGGAGCATCGGGCGACCGGCGTTCGAGGAGCCGGAATATTGCTCTTCGATCTGGGCCTTGAGGCGGTTGAAATTCTCGTCTGATAATGTGCCGGAATCCTTGACGGTCAATGCACCGGAAGGCCGAGCCGAGTTCTGGAGCAAGGCTTGCATCCAGTTCATGGCTTCGTTGTTCTGGTCGATGGCGTAGGAACCCGCCTCGATGGGTGACATGCCGTACCAGTCGTTTAGCGGGTTGAATAGTTTCAAGTGCCGCACATCACAGGTGAGCGTGCGAGGGTCCATCTCCCACCGCACTTTGTTCTGGCCGAGCGTATATTCGTATGCAGACGGGATGCCGTTGGATGACGGAACAATCTTCATGCGATCCGGTCGAAGCTGGTAAAGCTCCTTGACCTCGCGGCCCACCATGAACCGCTCTTCGTAGCCGTTGCCCGCGATCATAAGGAACGACACCTTGGCGCGAACGTAATCGGAATATGACTGAAGCGGATTCGGGCGATTGAGCAGGGTGATTAGCGGATGGTCTACCAGTTCCGTATCGCCACGATAGACGCCAAGATTGACGGATGCGATGGCGTCTGCAATCCGGTTGATGGCCTGATATGCCACCACGTTCTTGCCATAGGCTTCCTTGGCAAAGCTCTCATAGTTGCGTGGAGACCACACAGCCTGGCCGGGATTGATCACCATCAGCTTGGCGGCAGCGGATTCCTTGCGCTCTTGCGGGCGGCGGAAACGGTCAAAAAGTCCCATTTAGAACCTCACAAGGCGCGAACCGCAGGAGCAGACTGCGGCGCGGTCATATCGGAAATTGCACTCATTGCGGCGTCTATCATATCATCATGCGTGCCGTTAGGAAAGACGGACGCCTCTGACATGAAATCGGCCAGGTGATCAATGTTATCCATGATGTAGACATTGCCGGATTGAACATACGGCGCGGCATCGAAGGCGCGTGTCACTTTGTCGGTATTGCGCTGGATCGGAATGATCGGAATGCCTTCGCGTTTCAGCTTCTGGATCAGGCCGGTGCCGCTCACCTTGTCTTCGACCTTGAAGGCTCGAAGCGGCCCCTTGTCCGATGCTGCCAAATGCTTTTTCCAGAATGCCCGAGCCATCGTTTCCAGTTCTGGAGCCTCCCACTTGCCGCGTGCCATATCGAGCAGCACGATTTGTCCGGTTTGCGTTTGGCCCCAGCATTGAAAGACGGAATAGTCATTCTGCTCCTTTGTCTTTTGCGCGGTGTCGGCATAGATCGCGCGCCACTTGAGCGGCGGCATTGCCTCATAGAAGCGCCACCATTCATCCTTGAAGATGCCGCCGCCAAGCGGGGCTGGTCGTTGCATGTATTGGCCCGCGAAGACGTATGGACTGGATTGCTCTAGGCGGTCGAGCATCTCGGGCGGGAATTGTTCCGCCCAGAACGATGAGCCATCTGGATCGCGTGCGGGAATGACGAGGCTATCCCACTTTTCGCCAGAGCCGCCGCCTAGAAGCCAGCCGGAAAGATCATCCTCGTGGAGCCGCTGCATGATGACGATGATCGGAGTGTCGGGCTTGTTAAGGCGTGATTGAATCGTGGTCTGATACCAGTCGATCACGTTCTGGCGCATAATGAGCGAAGTTGCCTCACCTGCCTTATGCGGATCGTCAATGATGATGGCACCGCCGAAGCCATCTCGCATCTTGCCAGCACCGTAGCCTGTGATGGTTCCTTCTGCGCCGGTTGCGTAGACGATGCCGCCGTGTGATGTGCGGAATTCATCCTTGGCTTTGCTATCGTCTTGGAGCGACACCCACGGGAAGATCACGCGATATGTCTCGTGCTGCATCATGGCGCGGATGTCGTATGCGTTGGATGTGGCGAGTCGCTTTGAATAGCTGGCGTGGATGAATTCGGCATCTGGCACGAGGCC